GTACCCTCAAAGAAGTTCTTGAAGGAATCCCCTGCAACAATCCAATCAACCCAAGGCAGGGGGTTCTCCTTAATGCCAAAGTTACCCTTAAGACCTAACTGGATAAGTCTTCTGTCTGTCAGATACCTGATGTATTCCTTTACCTCGCTTGCCTTAAGACCCTCCATGTCACCACTCTCAAATACTAAGTCGATAACCTCATCCTCTAACCTAACCGCTTCCCTTGCGGTGTCGTAAATGTACTCTTTGAACTCATCATCAACGATGCGAGGGTTCTCCTTAAGGTACTCTTTGAATAGCATGCCCATGCCCTCAACATGCTTAGTCTCATCCCTGATACTCCACTCTACAACCTCACACATACCCTTCATCTTTCCGAATCTCTGGAAGTTAAGTAGCATTACAAAGGAACTAAATAACCCTACCCCCTCATTGATACAGGCTTGTGCGAGTGCATAAGCAACCTCATTAGCATCCCAAGGAGTACCACCCCCTGCCGCTATGAAATCCATCTTGTCACTCATCGGCTTGTACTTTAAGAATGCGCTATACTCAGACTCATCTAGCCCAAGTGTATCGTTAAGGAGGGCATAGGCACGTTGATGCGTACCCTCCCTATTCGCAAATGACAAGAGCATATTTCTAATTTCATTGTTCTTGAAATGTGGTATGAATAGGTCAGCGTAGTTCTGTGCAACCTGTACGTCCGACTGAGTAAACATACGCAATATCTGTACGATGTGATTCTTCTCGTCAGGGGTGATTTCGTTCCCCTTCCATTGGTTAACATCTTCCTGTAGCTTGACTTCCCATGTACCCCAATGAATCTTCTCATGGTCTTCTGCGAACTCCATTGCCCAAGGGTACTGGAAGGGTTTGTATGCTATTGATGGTCTGGTTAGCCCTCGCATGATAAACACCCCTCTTCTACATTCTGTTCAACGAAATCCTTAAGGGCCTCACGCTTAACCTTAAGACCCACTTGCTCTGCTGTATGACCGCTACTTGTTCTCAAATAATACAACCCCTTTAGTTTCTTCTTCCACGAATCAAGATGTACCGAATTTACATATTGTCGCTCTACCCCGGCAGGGAAGAACAAGTTGACCGATTGCCCTTGGCAAATATACGGTTGTCTGTCTGCTGCATGCTGAACCACCCAATGTTGGTCAAGTTCAAATGCCGTCTTGAATACGCTCTTATCCCAAGGACTCAAGCAATCTAACTGCTGAACTGAGCCTTCGTTATGAATGACACTATCCCATTGCTTTTCTACCCACTCTGAGTCATGCCCATATAACTCAGCGACTTCCCAGAGTTTCCTCTCTAGGTATTTATTCTTGATGAGGTGTGTGCCTACTCTGGTGCGATGAGCAAAGGCATTACTCTTCCAAGGTTCAATGCTTGGGGAGGTGCTTAGTATCATGCTAGAGTTTGCGTTTGGCGCAATTGCCAGTAGATGACTGTTACGCATCTCTGTGTCTAGCCCATCTTTATACGCACCCCTTTCGTGTGCCAAGTTGACAGTAGCCTTATTAGCCCAACTACTTATTTCCATAAAGATTTTACGATTAAGCCCACTAGCTTGAGCAGACTCAAACGGTAACCCCTTCTGTTGGAGTAACGCATGAAACCCCATAGCCCCTAAGCCTAGACTTCTCTCTGCAATAGCTGACCTAACTGCCTTATGCAACTGAGGTGGTGCGTGTGTAATGAACTCGGTAAGTACGTTATCAAGCATGCGAATTAGGTCACCGATGAACATTGTGCTACCTGTCCATTCCTCGTACTTCTCTAAGTTCACACTACTAAGACAACAGACTGCTGTTCGGTCTGGTGATGTGGGTAGGTGAATCTCGTTACATAAGTTTGAACCGTGTATCTTCAACCCTTTAGCCTTAAGTGACTTAGGCAACTGACGGTTAGCCTCATCAATGTAGTTGATGTAAGGTTCGCCTGTGCGGAATCTAACCTCCAGTATCTTCTCCCAGAGTTTTCTTGCTGATACAATGTCTCTGATTTCACCATCGTGTGGGTCTACTAAATCCCACAACTCATTCTTACTAACTTTCTCCATAAACTCATCAGTCACATTGACTGCGTTGTTAAGGTTAAAGCATTTTCTATTTGCATCCCCACCTGTAGGTAGTCTTATATCTAAGAACTCCATAATGTCTGGGTGACTGACATCAAGGTAGGCCGCATAAGAACCTTTGCGAGTCTTACCCTGTTTGTATGCAGTCATGGCAGAGTCAGCAACTTTCATAAAAGGTATAGGACTTGGTGCTTTATCAGATACCGCTCTTACGTCTGACCAATGACCACCGACTCCCCCACCCTTCACGCTTAACCAAGCTAGTTCTTCCTGATGCTCAATGAGTCCTTCTAGCGTATCTGGAACGTATGATAGGAAACATGAGATTGGCATGCCCTTAGGAATCTCCCCTTCCTTGGGGGCATTAGATAGTATTGGTGAGGAAAACATAAACCACCCACGACTCGCATAGTCGTAGATGCGCTGTGCTAACTCACCGTCACCACCTGAGTAAGCTGTTGATGCTCTGGCAAAAGCATCTTGAATGTCTTCACCCTCAAGGGTGTAGTAGTCCTCAAGCAATGCTTTAGACTGCTCAGACAGTTGAGCATTCCGTGACTTGTCAACGGTAATCAACGGTAGTCACCTGACCCCTCTATGACTCCACGCACTTTCCGTGAGGTTAGCTTATCAATATTAGAATTGGCAACTTCTGCCAAATCAATGCCGAAAGTTGTAGCAATCTGAGATACAAACCAGAGTACGTCACCCAGTTCATGTTTAACGTCTGCAATAGGATAGCGGTAGTAATTTTGTGTTCCCCCAGGACCTCGTGAGTAGTTGCCTTTCCGTAGTTGTTTAGCGATGATACTTGTTAGTTCACCTACTTCGCCTGCTATCCCTGAGGCTAGGTATTCCAACGCTACTTCCTTATCGTATATAGCGGTGGTCTTTGCTTGTTCTTGGTAGTGCTTAAATGTTTCTCTTCTATGCGTAGTTGGATATGTTGGGTGGCACTTCATTGGATGGTCGTTCATTTGATTCCTTTTTTAATTGCATTCTCTTTAGCGAGTTCTGCGTAATGGATTATTTTGTCTAAATCCGACAGACATTGGTTCTTGTTGTACATGCGTGATGCGTACTTAACAATGTTCGTTTGGTAGGGGTCTAGCTTGTTAGCCACACAGTAGTCGATGGGTTGTATTGCCATCTTCTTGTAGTGGTCACCTCCCACCTGTTTATATTTAGGGGAGTTGTGGTGATACATTTTCATACCTCTTGCTGTTTCATGGGTCTTCTGAATTGCATCCCACTCAGCCGGGGTCACATCTGATAAGCCTACTTTCTTGACCATTCTGGACTCCATAGCTTTACGTCTTCGCTGAGTATGTTGTAGTCTCCGTGTCTCAGGATTCTTGCTAGTCTTACCTGTGTTAGGCATTCCCCTTGGGTGTACCCTGCTCCTGCAAATGCCTTGAGGGTTCGCTCCCACATTTCTAATGCTGTGGCTGCCCCATCTAATATCTTCTTAGCCTTGACTGGCCCTACACCTTTGATGCCTGCATAGTTGTCTACGCTGTCACCTGTTAAGGCTTGAGTGAACCAATTACGGTCTGCTTCAATAGGGGTAGTCTTGGTGGGTTCATCATCCAGATTCCTCATGTGCCATGCACCCGGTATGGTTGCCATATCCTTATCGGCTGAGTAGATTAAGACCTCTTGGTCTGGGTTCATGGTTGCCCAGATACCCATAACGTCATCGGCTTCGATACCTGTCCAAACCTTTACTGGGTACTTAGTAGCTAGGTATGAAACCACTTCACGGATACACATAGGTTTCCGTTTGTTAATACGGTTAGCCTTATAGTCAGGGTAGACTTCCTTACGGAAATTAGAGGTGGATGAAATGGCGATGTGTACATAACCAATATCAAAATAACCCTTAGCCTTTTCAATGATTCTCTCTATAGAGGAGTGGGCTTTATGTTTGGCCTCCCACTCATCTGTTTGTAGAGTCCATAGGTCATCCTCCCACTTGATTGCTCTTTCACTAGCCGCACATGCTTGGTACACCACGATGTCACCATCAATAATTAAATCAGCTTTCATCATTTGCTCCTGTTAGTGCTGTCCACGCTTCTGGGTAGAAGACCTTAAGTTCATCTGAAATCATTTGAGCAATCTCTCCTGTTTCAGCCTGTGCATGTTTGTCTAGCCTGAGGTTGCAAATCCTAGAGAATGCTAAGACTGAACCTGTCCAATACCATTCGGTCATTACTGCTGTAGGCAACACAGAACGTGCCTGCTCCTTGCTTACGCCTAGACCCAGTAGAGTCTTATAGGCAATTGATGATGCTGAGATAGCTGACTCGTAAACTGACCTAGCCATCAATGCCTTCATCCCTGAAAGGACTCCTTTACCTGACCCCTGCTTAATGTCCTTATCGTCTGACCGCAACTCCTTTGGTTCCCAGTAAGACTGCTCTGCCTGAACATAGCGGTACGAGATTTCATTCCACACCAGACCTACCTGATGCTTGGCTAACTGTCGTGCCACAAAGATTGGTGCGGTGATTCTAAACTGTGCCTGTACATGCCCGAATGGACTCCAATGTCCATGCTTGGCAAGGTACTTAATTAATTTGTTGTTCTGGTCTAACGTGTAACTTGATGATGTTTCTGAATAGGACACTCTGGCTGCGTTAGCAATAGTGTCATCGTTCCCCATCGTATTTAATAGTTCTACTTTCATAGGTGTAGTTATCCTTGTGTGATTTTCTTACCTGAGTGTAAGTGTTCTGATTTTAAAAAAGGGTTGTACCGTGTGTCCATTATGTATTTAATCAAGCTGAAGATTTTATCAGGGCAGTCTCCTAAATTACCTGCTGATGTGTTACATCCCTTACACAACAAACCTCTGACATCACCTGTAGTGTGACAATGGTCAATGTTTATTTCCTTATCAACACCAGAAAATGGCTCACCACAGGAGTCGCAATGACCTTTCGCTCGTAATATTAATTCTGTGTGGGTATCCCATGTAAGTCCATATCTTCTTCGTATTCCTGATTCGTACTGTTGCAGTCTTGTTCTTGGAGATTCTTTATACTGTTTTATACTATACTCTCTATAACATTGTTTGCATTTAGTCTTCAATCCATATTTCCCTGTAGGTTCTTTACCGTAACAACTAATGTCTTTTACCTCTCCGCACTTTGTACACTTCCTCTTAGTGGGTATCTGCCCAGTTTCTACCGATGTTATACTCCCCTGTAAGGGGTAGCTTGAAGTTGTAGTATTCTCCAGTAAGTCTAATTGCATCTATTGCAACCTCCCCGATAGTCTTAGCTTTATTCTCATCACCATGTACAACCAACTGTACTTCATCATGGACAAATGCGACTTGAGTAATTCCTTCATAATTATTCTTCCTTAATTGTTCATGAAATATTACCAACCACTTCTTGCAGATGATTGCACCTGCTGATTGGAGTAATGAATTGAGTGCTGCATGCTCAGACCGTATGGGTATACGTCTACCGTCTAAACCTTTGAG